AGAGAAAATAGGTACTTTTAATGGCAACAGATTCATCAGGTCAGCAAGCCGTTGACTTTGTATGGGGTAACTTCCCTATGCAGCCAAACGATGACCGTGCAGCGGCTATCACGCCAGCAAACATCGGTGGCTCAACAGGCGACTATGCATGGTCAGCTACTACCCGTGTAGCAGCAGACCGTCTAAACGCAGCCCTTGACAACCATGCAAATGCAGAAGCAGGTTGGTCAGGATATCCAGCATTTACAGCTGGCGCAGGTAATTATATTGTTACAGCAGTTTCAGGTAACGGAACAACTGTTACTTATACATCACAGAACAAGCTTGCTGCAGGAGACGTTGTAAACATTACAGGTCTTTCAGCTTCAGCTTACAATCTTTCAAGCGCTACAGTAGCAACTGCTAATGCGCTTCAGTTCACAGTAACTGACTCAGCTAACGCTGGTCTTATCACAGGTCAATATGGCAAGGTTCAGTCAACAACTGCTCTTACAGCAGCAGATGGCGCTGGAATTGGCTACATCAACGTACCTTCAGTACTTGGTGCAACAACAGCAGTAGCTCTTGATGCTCTTAAAGACGCTGGTTATGAAGCAGCTAATATCACTACAGCTTCAGGTGCTACAAACACAGCTACACAGCCAACACGTATTAACGTAACAGCAACTACTGCTGCAACTGTATACATCTCTGGCGGAACAAGCACATGGCCTGTAGGCACTAAGGTAACTATTGCTTCAGGCACAGGTATCCCAGCGGCTCTTGTTGGTACCTGGACTGTAACTGGTGGTTCAGGAAGCACACTTGTTATTGCAGGTTCTGGCTGGACTGTTGCAGACACAGGCTCTATTACACCTGGTACAGCACTTACAGGTGCAACTGGAACAATCAAGACCCAGAGCACAGCAGCTGGTACAGCTTCAGTGGCTACAACAGCAACAATTACAATCACTCCTTGGGCATAATTACCCAAGCAAAAAGCCCCCAGCCATTGGCTGGGGGCTTTTTTCTTTTAAATTTTTCGTCTTTTTATCGAATGTCTGTCTTTTTCATCAGTGCCCGCCCAGATACCAAGTTCTTTGTTATCAAGCGCCCACTGTAAGCACGGGTTTTGAAAGCTACAACTCTTACAGACAGTTTTTAAAAACTTTTTAGATTCTAATAACCGTTCTGGAGCTGGAAAAAACATTTCAGTATCCATACCTTTGCAAGGTTGTGTACCGTCAAAATTTGGTGCGTTAGTACCAAGAGTTCTTTTGCCAGAATCTCCAAGCATTGCATGCGCCATTTGGCTCATTTTCACTCCCATATCTTTTTTCGATATAACGTAGCCCGTATATTATTTGTAGTTGTGCATTTTCTGTTTTTTCTACTTTGTAGTTGCCCCAAGTAGAGGGCATGAACTGTGCGATTCCATAAGCACCAGAAGACTTATTTAAAGCCTTAGGGTTAAAGTGGCTCTCTTTAGTCCACAGGTTACGGAGACATGTCCATTCGCTAATTGACCAGTCCTTTGTATAGACAGTCAAAAAAGCGAGCGCTTCAGCGTCAAAGTATTTGACGGTGTCACTTGCCAAGGCCGCCTTGGCTGCTGATTTTGTTGTTACTACTTTAAGGCGGGAAAGCGATACGGTTATAGGCTTTTCATTGGCAACCAGAAATTTTTGCTGGGCATCCTTTGAAGTGCTTATTGCATACGCTGGGGTAACCACATGGGTCAAGATTAAAAATCCTGCCATTACAGCTGCCCCCACCTTCTTTAAATCAATTGTTAGATTGATTCTGATATTAAGCATTTGATTGCTCCTCTCAGTGCGAAAAGCCACCATCACTGGTGGCTTATCACCTACAAGGTTGCCACAGCCATACAGGGTAAGTCAAGTGCAAACAAAAAAATTAAATATTTATATTTTAATGAGACAAATTAGGTATTTACGTATTTAATTATGTATTACCTCACGCTTGTTTTTATAATATGGACGACATAACGTACTAATCAAATTTAAACTAGGATTGGTATACTATGTCAGTAAATGATTGGGCGGCAACGCTCTCAGGATTTGCAGCTTTTGGAGCTGCGTTAGTTGCCTCGACCACATGGATTCTTCGTCAATGGTTAAAAAACTATGTACATGAACTTAAGCCCAACGGCGGGGGCTCAATGAAAGATACCGTCAATAAAATCCATTCAGAAATGGTAGACCTACGTATTGCTGTTGCTCGTCTTGAAGGTCGCTTCACACAGCACCTAGACGAAACTGATAAGTAGTAGTACCCTTTTCTTATCCCACACACGTAGGGATAAAAGGAGAAACATGAATAAGGAACAACTTATCTCAGCTGTTGGCACATATCTACGTGCTTCAGCTGCAGCGGTAGCCGCTCTATACATGAGCGGTATAACAGACCCAAAGACTCTGCTTAATGCTTTTGTTGCTGGTCTAGTCGGTCCACTTGCTAAAGCGCTAAATCCTAAAGATAAGGCGTACGGAATCGGCTCTACTAAGTAGAATAGGAGGAGGCGGGTAACCCCCGCCTCCCACTATTAGGAGGATATTATGGCAAACGTAAAATGTGACAACTGTGATTCAAATGCGGAATATACCTGCGCTGACCCTGGCGTAAACCCAGTTAACTATTGCTCTAACTGTTTGCCAGCTTGGCTTCGTGACCGCGCTAATCTAGGTCACTTCCCATTAGTAGAGGCTATTGATGATAAGCCTGCTGATAAAGCTGCAAAGAAAAAAGCAGAGCCAAAAGCGGACGAAGTAGCCGCGGATGAAAGTAACTAGACGACAAGCAGTTCAAGTTCATCCAGTTCCTGACACGGTAATAAACCCACAGGGGCCTTTTCCAAGTGAACTATTTAAAGAGTCTCGAATAGTTACCGACTATGATTCTCCTCAAGATGAGGATGGCTCAGATTTTGAATTAGGGGCTACAGCCCAAAATAACTATAACCCGCCTAAGTATCTTCGTTGTGCTCGTTGTTTTGCACGTGTTTTAGAAACTGAGACTCAGATGCATACCTGTGAGGAATGATGGCTTCAAAAAAACAAAAAGAAACCATGTCTGCACGCTGGAAAGAAGTCAGCGATGAACTACAACGTTTAAATGATTTTGACTCAAGAGTTCCAAAAGATGTTACTGAGGCTGGTACAAAACTAGAAACTGCTCCTACTAGTAACCCACCAAGACCAAGAGCAAAGAGCATCGGTTATAACGCTAACTCTAAAACTCTATACGTGGTGTTTAGAGACAACACATGGTGGGAGTATAGAAACGTTCCTACTAAAATGTGGGTAGCTCTTCAAAACTCATCTTCAACAGGTAAGTATTTAAAAGAATCTGGTTTAGATACCTGGGAGGATATGGGACCAGCAAATCTAGATGAAATGTCGACAGAGGCTAAAACACGAATGAGCGACAATGCTGCAAAAGCAGATAAAATTCAGGGTCTACCAACTTTAGATGACTACCTGTTTGGGCGTAAATAATACGATGAAATCATACGGACCACTATACGGCGGAACCTTAAAGTACTGGCATAAAAAAGCTTTACCTGTAATTGAGGTTGGAACTACCCGAGAAATTGAACACCCTTACCGTTTAGGCAAATGTTTAGTTTTTAGAGTACCCTTTACAACTCCAGGTTTTTATTGTGGTATTTGGGTAAATAATCCAAATGTTAATCCAGATGACGAAGCCAGGATAGATGAGATATTAAAAGGCGCCATGAAAGGACGAACCGCCTGGAAACCAGAGGACGGGGCATATGATGAGTTTTTTTAAAAATAAAAAGCCTTGGGTAAAACCATTTTCTGAAAAAGTTGCCCGAAGGGTGTCTAAAATACCAACTGGTGATTTAGAAATGTGGGCAGAACAGGCCTTAATTGATATATCTAGATGCCTATCCTCTTATTCTAAAAATAGAGACACTCTTTTTTTAGATGAAGCTTTGCAGGGTTCTGAAGCTTTGCATGCCGTTGTTAACGAGTTGCATAGCAGAATGAAAAGCCGTTAAATCTATTTGTCGATTTTATGCTAAACTTTACTCTGCCTCTCTTCCTCTCCCCGTGTGGTGGCATCAAAAGGTCCTGGGTATAACTGCCCAGGCTTTTTGTTTTCTATTAAACTAAGGTTAATATGGACAACAACATTGTTTTAGAAGAAGACGACGAAGAGTTCTTTCCTGAGGATGAACTTGAAGAAGACGACGCCCTTCCCGAAGAAGAGGAAGAAGAGCTTGATGAGTTATCTAAAGAGTTTGTAAAAAAATTAGTTGACCGTTGCATTCAATTTATGGATGCTCTTGTAGGACACAGCCTTCACCCATATCAAATGCCACTAGCTAGGCGCATAATTGAATCTGTAATTATTAATGATGGTGAAGAGGTAACAGCTCTTGCAGCACGTCAGTCAGGTAAATCAGAAACTATTGCTAACACTGTAGCTACACTTATGGTGTTACTACCACGTCTTGCAAAGATGTATCCAGATTTACTTGGTAAATTTGAAAATGGTATTTGGATTGGCATGTTTGCTCCTGTAGAGGGACAGGTAGAGACTCTCTTTGGTCGTACTGTAAACCGACTTACATCAGAAAGAGCGCTTGAAATATTGGGCGACCCTGAAATTGACGACTCTTTAGGTAAAGTACCTGGAGTTACACGACAAATTAAATTAAAAAATTCTGGCTCATCTTTAATGATGATGACCGCTAACCCTCGTGCAAAAATTGAATCTAAATCATTCCACCTTATTGTTATTGACGAGTGTCAAGAAGCAGATGACTTTGTAGTATCTAAATCAATCTCTCCTATGCTTGCATACTACTCAGGAACCATGGTTAAGACGGGAACACCCACTACACACAAAAATAACTTTTATCGTTCTATACAATTAAATAAGCGTCGTCAGACAGGTACTCGAGCAAGGCAAAACCACTTTGAGTGGGATTACCGAGATGTTTCTAAGTGCAACGCTAATTACGCAAAGTTCATTAAAAAAGAAATGCTACGTATTGGAGAAGATTCAGATGAATTCCAAATGTCGTACTGCTGCAAGTGGTTGCTGGAAAGAGGGATGTTCGTTACATCCACAATTATGGACGAGCTCGGAGACACCTCGCAAGAGTTGGTTAAAGCTTGGCATCGTTCTCCAGTTGTGGTCGGCATCGACCCCGCTCGCAAATTGGACTCGACGGTCGTCACGGTTGTCTGGGTAGATTGGGATAGACCAGATG